TCATCAATATCACCTTCTGGTGAGTTGTCTTGCTCGTGTGAGAATCTAGAAAGTCTTTCAGCTTTGTAATCCGCTTCATCATTATTGAATACATTTTCAATTTTTGATTTAGGATAACCTTGTTCTAATAGTTCTGACTTAGTTTTCTTTACTCTGTGAGCGACAAACCTTGCACTGTCAATTGTCTTGGCATACTTGTCAATTAAAAATTCTTCTGGTGGTACAGGCTCTATTCTTACCTGCCCATCCTCGTATGTTCTGTTTACTACAACATCGTGTGTAGTGGGCTCTAGAGTCATTTCTCCTTCGCCTACGTTTTCTGTGTGTTGTTTTACTTCAACATTGTCATCTAGCAAGAGTGCAGTAAACTCTTCTTCTGTTAAGTTTTTGTACTCTTCTCTTAATGTTTCACTGCTGTCATCCCAGTAGTGTTTTATTACACCATTTTTTTGCAGTAGTGCATCTTTAAACCACTGGTATATTGTAGAGAATCCAGGGTTTTGTCTCATAATGACATAGTTTACATAGTCTGTAGACTGTTTTGCCATCTCCACATCTTCTGGACCTTGTGGTTCAAACTTGACTACCTGATCCCCAGAAGTAAATATCTTCATAAGGCTAGGCATAATCCATTCGATTACATCGGCTACATCTCTTGTGACAATCTGAGAACGACCTTCTTGCTCATTACCATACTTCTTACCATAGTAACGGTCTAATGCATCAGAGCGTTGCTCCGTGAGCTTTCCATCTTTGTACCCTAAAGCAGCATTGATTTCCTGCTCTAGGTGAGCAGATAGCTCCCTCTTTGTCATTTTAGCCATAAATTATTTACCTTTGTTTATCGGGTAAGTGGTTTCTTTTTTAGGTGGAGGACTGTTGCTTACTGCCTTCATTATTTCTTTCAGGTCCTTGATGTCCTGTGCCATCTCCATCAATTTGTTTTCTAACCACTTTGGGTTCATTGGCATATACTTCTCCTTATACTATCCAACTTAAATCAGTCTCAGGGAGTTCCCTTCCCCAGACACTATCATTACCTGTGAACACTACATCTGTTATACACAAGTATCTAAATGCATCGCTAGCGTGTGATGTCCAATCGTGGACTGGTCTTTGTGACCATATCTTTTTCTTGTCATCATAACTACTTCTATATTGTAGTAATGCTTCTAGTCCTTTCTTAGTATTTTCCTGATCGAACCAGCATTTGTTTAGAAAAGTTCTGGTAGTGTCTATACCATCCATAACCTTTAACTTAGGTGCTACTTGAAAGTCTATGCCTAGGTCAAATGCTAGGTCGCGTCTTGACTTTCCAGTAGAAAATTCTCTGACTACTATGTCGTGCGGTGCTATGTGTGCACCGTAATGATAACCTTTTCTGTTAAGTACCTCTATATAGTGAGGCAATCCTTCGTTAGAGTTTTCATAATAATCTATAACGTGTACTGCTTTACCAACAAATTGTACAAACCATATGCTGGTTGCGTCTGAGACCCCAAGGTCCCAGGCTGTTACTACTTGCTTAGACGGGTCATAAGGGACTTTCCCCACTCGGTCTTCATCATAAGCAGCTTCAATCTCTTTAGCATAATACGCACCTCTAAGTGCAGCAGACCAAGAACACTCGTATTCTTGTTGATATTCAGTTTCTGCCATATCTTGTTTCGCAAGTTCCAACTCTTCATCATCTAGTATCCCTGTTTCACTCGCCTTATATAAGAATCTAGCCCATCCCTTCTTCTCTGGGGCAGAGTGGTATATATCATAAAATTCGTTTTTACCTTTAGGTGTACCAATAAATATGGCATACCCTTTTCTATCTGATAGTGCTGGTCTTATAACCTCAGAGAACATCTTAGGGTTCATCTGAGCGTACTCATCAAGCACAACCCCATCTAAATAAATTCCACGAAGCGTGTCGTAATTATCTGCCCCGTACAACTGTATTCTCGCTCCCATAAAGTCGGCTCTTAGTTCTGCCTCGTTAAACTTTACTTCGGGAAATACAGAACATAATCTTTTAAGTTCATCCCAGGCAACTGTCTTAGCTTGCTTGAATAGTGGTGCTATGTATGCATATCTAGGTGCGGGCTTACCTTTACCTATATCTTCTACAGAGCTTTTGATTAGCTGGTTTATAGCAAACACAGTCTTACCAAATCGCCTGTGACATACCACAACATTGAATCTATCTAGCGTTGTGTGTAAGTGCCTTTGTAATTCCCTAGGTGTGTATGGAATTATTATTGGTTTTCTTTTTTCTTCCATACTCCACTGCCTGTTAACTTACTAGCATAATTAGTTATAGGATTATACTCGTAATAATCTGAGACCCCGCCTGATCTCTTAACAGCCCTGTCAATTGCTCTTTCCGCAGCAGTCATATTGCCTCTGGCATACCCCTCTGCTGTCGCAGTGCCATCTACATTAAGATGACCTCTGTTTATTAATATATTTTTAGCAAGAGCTTCGGCATCTAATTCTTCTCTGCCTTTTTCTATTAGCTGTTGCTTTAATCTTTCGTGGATAGCAGGCAACATTAGTGCACCTTGCTGTCTTTTTCCCTTAAAATTTGGTTAGCGTCTGCAATATCCGTTTCGTTCTGCGCCCACTGTATATCAAAGTTTCTATCTTCAACAACAACGTGGTGTTTAGGAGACCATCCAGCTTGTGTCTTAAGCCAGAACGTAGTCATACTAGGAGACTCCCCAGATACTGCCATTTCGTAGGCTACACCAGCCACGCGGGCGGTGCGCTTTTCCTTACCTACCAATAAATTATGAGAATAATATTTTGTAAGCGTAGCATTACTAATACCCATTACTTTGGCTATAGTATGTTGGTCTAATCCTATGGTTACCATCTCTTCTACCTTAGAATAATCGTCATCAGTTGGCTTATACGTCTGTCCTCTCTTGATTCTAGACTTTTTACCTCCTGCTGCCTTAGACTTTTGGGATAAACCTCCAGTTGGTCTGCCTCTTTTTCGCTCAATCTTGATTACAGCGTCTGCTGGTACTATACCTTTAGCAGATGCTACTGCATATCTAGCTTCTTCTTCTAGTTCTTTCTCAATTTCTCTGATTTCTTCTTCAGAATCAGCAGTGATTTTGCCTTTGTTTGCCATATACTAGTATTATACCCTAATAATATTGTTATATTAGTATTCCTAGAAATTTCTAAAGGGTTTTCTGTATGTATGTTCTATATAGTTTTCTTCTTTAGCATCATTCTAGGTATTACTTATCGTGTGTCTCTAAATATATACACAATATTATACCTTATGAAGTGCTATAAAGTGAAAGTATTTGCATTGAGTATATTATTGTGCCCGAACCTTGCCCCGCCAGTCATTGAAAAAATAATAATTTTACCTGTAGCTAGGTTTCCCCGCGCGCACGAATTTTGCAAGGGGTGCCCCCGCCCTCGGACTTTCTCCTCCCGCGATCAGGCGAAATCTTGCCCCGAATCTGTCCCCGAATCTGTCCCCGAGGATGTCATTTTGTTTTTTTTATTCGAGGGATAAACGAAGTTTTTATAGTACTTTTCCATTAATAAATTAAGCCGAGCTGGTTTTATTCTTTCGTTGAAATTGGCGCGCGCTAATATTCAAAGTGAGCTGGATCGAGTCAAAGTTTACAAACGATTAAAAAAAGAGTATCATTCACTTATGAATAAAAGATAAGGTTTAACTTTATCGCCCTTTCAAGCCGAGTTAAGGCAATGGGTAAAATCAACGCTAGCAGAGGTTGAAGCTCTCAAACAATTAGAAGACATACCAAACACACCCCCGAGGTGTGAATGTCTTCGTATGTTTGTCTTCAATTATTGCTAGCCTTTTTTAGCACTTAAAATAAGGAAAGACAATGAAAAAAGATAATACAAACGAAGAGAAAATAATCGAGTTAACAGTAGCAGAAGCAACGGCAATTGTTGAAGATAGAAAAGCAACGGAAGCCGTAGCCAAAAGCAAAGCCGAGCATATCGCCTTAAATGAGAAATTAAAGGCTTTTAATGCTAATATGGCGCAAGCCTATCGGGTTTTATTAGAAGACCGAGGAAACGCCAAAAAACGCCTTTATGACGAAGTTATATTGAAAGAGTTTCAACACTTTTTCGACTTAAGGGCGAACGGCAAGGAAGCCGAGAAAGTACTTGCAAGAAGTGCAATTTCTCAAATGTCCCGAGCACTTCGCACCGCTACAGATTTAAAGGCGAGAAATGCGAAGCTATGGAGCAAAGAGCACTCTATTTCGTGCAATACCATTGGCAACGATGGAAAGGCTAAGTTAGACATAAAAGCCCACGAAACAGAAGCAGAGAAAACAGCAAGAATTGCCAAAGAAGCGGAAGCAAAGAAAGAAGCCGAA